TTGTTGTGATTGCGCCAACATTGATAACAAGCTGAACATTGTTCGCAGCGCCTTGGAATAGTGCAGGCGTTGCAGAGTTAAGTGTTGTTAAAACGATAGTGCGGTCGATCAAGCGCTTCTGTGGCTCTGCTTGAATGAACGGCAAGACGTTACGCACAACAGCGTTTGTAAAGCTTGGCGTTGTGCCACCAACTGTACGAACATACCGAACATGGCGTCCCATCGCCCGAAGAATTGGGCTATTGTAAGAACCAATCGCTGTAATACGCTGAAAGTCGTACAGAGTTTCCCAGTTCGTGCCGCCGTCAAATGACTCTTGCACACGAAAATCCATCGTCGGGTTTGTGCCAGAAACAGAGGTTACGGCCACGTTGACCTGAAACCCATTACCCAATGAGTTAGAGATTGCTGCGCTTGTGGACGTAGTCGTGATTGCAGCGCTTGCAATATCAGTGATGCCAACAATAACAGGATGAACAAACCAGCCACCCAAGCCAGACGTGCCTGAGATAGATGCTGCCGTTCCTTGGTTCACTGACGGGCTAACTGCCAATGTAACAGGTAGCGCGTCAGCAAGGCTTGTTTTACCTTGGCCGCGGATTGTCATAACATTATCTGTATAGGTTTCAATGCCCAGATCATGAGTGCGGTATTCAACGCGATCTATAACAGCGCCGCCACAGTTTGTTGTGGTCACTACACCGCCAGTCGGTGAGCGCACAATGCCTTGGTAGTCTGTTACTAAACCAAGAATAAGCGTTGTTGTGCTAAGTGAAAGAACACTATAAGCGCCGTCAAAGCCAAGATCAGCTCCAGTTGCAGCATCGCGCACGCCGTACAGGTTAATCAGGCCGCCGACAACAAGCCCAGACCATGTTGTGTTGCCTACAACAGTCACAAGGCCATCAGCATCACGCGCAACAGATTGAACGGTCTGACCGATCAAACCTGGCTGTATTTGTCCACCGTTGCAAACTGTTACAGCGCCGCCGTAAGACGTGGCCGTCACAGCACCAGCGATCACGATGGTAAACACTGTCGGGCTAACGATTGAGGCAACAACCGTCGCCGCTGCCAAGTTGGGGAAGTTTGTTACATCACGGATGCCGTATGTCTGCACATAGCTGAGAGCATTTAACCCGTGCGGAACATCTGTTGTAATTGTCGCAGTGGTTGTGCCAGTCTTTACAGCAGATACAATCTTTGCAACTGGAGTAGGACGTGCGCGCGGCTGACGGCAATCGATCACAAGTCGATAATCTTTTGCGTCATCTGGCTTTACGTTTGTGATGATTTGGCGCGTTGTAAACGATGGGGTAGCATCAACAGTTTTGTCGCTGAGCGACACTTCCTGAGCGTTAAAATCAAGCATAAAGCGAGATGTTGCGCCGATGGAGTATTGTCCAGTTGAGCCGATCGCGATTACAGGTGATGTTGACGAAGTTGTAATTAGTTGCGCGCCACCTGCCGTCCCTGTTGTCCAGTAACCAACGCCGCCTCCAAAACGAGACAGAACGGCGTTTGAATTTGCGTTAACTCCGCTTGTGCGCAAGCCAACAGCATTGTTTGCCAATGCGAATGGCTCAATACGAGTTAAAGTTCCTACGCTTGTATAAGGCCCAACTGTAAGTGATGGAATTGTAACTTCGTCATTAACAGTTGCTGTCAATGTCTTTTTGTCAAGGCTAACTGTTGCAATACACAGGTTAAAATAGTTCAAGCGATTATCAGGAACGTCTGTGATGTTCACCCAATCGCCCACACCACCGTCAAAAGCATCATTAAGAACAATTGTTAGCGTTGTCGTCGCCTGCGAGATAGACGCAATTGACAATGACACAGGCGCAGGCACCATAACAGTTTCATCGCCTGACGCATAATTAGCGAGATATACAAGGCCATAATCACCCTTGTAGCGCTGAGAAACAGACATTTCAAAGAAGAAGCGAACAGGCGCTTTAACTGTAAACTTGCTGCGAATTGTGCTTGTCACACCAACGGAAAGCGGGTCTTTAGAAATCGTAGTCCACTTGCGGCCATGCTGCCCTTCATTAACAAGCAGCAAGTCACCGTCTGACATTTCGACGTCGAAATAATTAAGGAACTGAGTGCCAACCACGTTCGGCAGGTTTTGAGTAGTCTTGTTGGCGTTTACATCATCAACCATGATTTCTTCCTCTCAAGTGTTCCAAGTTCCTGTTATGCCGTTCTGGCTGTTACCATACCACGTTGTTGTCCCACTGGCTGTTACCTTCTCAAGCCAAGTATAGTAAGTTCTTCCAGCTGAAGGCAACCCAGATACAATCTTGCTATTCGGGCACCAAGCTGCATAAGTGTCATATGGCCGTACTGGCCTCTGAATGATGCTAAAGTCAGTGCTTGATGAGTTAACGCCAATGCCAGTGTAAGCAATAGAGCCTGTCCCACTGGAATTGCTACATGTAGCTGATGCTTCGATATTGATATTGTCCTCAGCTACACCACAAACAAGCTCAATCTGATTTGCAGAAGAACCATTAACCTGCCTGAACGTGTTGGTTGTGTATGTCCAACTTGCTGTTGCTTCGAGCTTTCTCAGCGTTCTCAGCACACGGTTGTTATAATTCCACAAGAAGCGCTTTTCCAAATCATCTTGCGTTGTGGTGGAGCTTGTTGCGTAGAACGTTCCGATATATCTGCGGGTTGCATCGCCACTCTTAACCAGAACGCCATCCTGACGGGTTAGATTTGTTGTGCGCGTCGTGTCATTCGTCCATGACGTAAATTCAAGAGTTGGAACACCGGCATTATCATAACAGAACAGGTCATAAGGCCGATTTGCAGTTAGTCCAGCAAGTCCGACATAAAACTCATTAGATGCTCTGACATTCCATTGAGTTCCATTATACAAAGCAATGGAATTTCCTGTATATGGCGTCGCATAGATAATAGATGAACTAGAAACGTCAGCGACAGGATTACCGCTCGATAGCGTCAATCTGAAATCTTGCACCGTATTCAATGCCTTGGTCACATCACTACCCAAGCTTGACAGTGCTACATTTGAAACAGGCTGACCGTTTGCCTTCGAATAGCTCCAGCAACGCCATGTCCCAGTAGACGAGCTTACGAATATGGCATAATCACCGGTAGTTGTAGAGATATTAGCAGCGCCCGGAAGCTCAATGCCGCCAGATGACAAGCTATGCGTTAGAGTTACCGTGGATGTCCCGAACCTGACAAAGCGAATATCTCCGCTGTAGACAGGTGTACCAAAGCTATTGATTGTTCCTGATCCGGTAATCGTTACAAGAGTTGTATTGCCACCGACAAGGCTAATTGTTGATGCTGCCGATACGGTTGTTGTCCCTGAGAACCATGTATAAGTCCCAGTTCCTGAAGCGCGTAGGAATGAATAAATCTGTGAGGCTGTAGGTGACGGAATGCCGCCTGTCCCGTCTGTACCTTTTTCGCACAGCAAATCCCAGTCAGGCGATGAGATAGAAGGCGTGTCGATAGTCGTTGCAGCAGTCACAATCCAGCTCGAGCCGTTATAGAACACTGCTTCGTTGATATTGTACGTACCAGCAGCCCAATCACCCATCCATACAATCTTCTGATTCTGCACTGTAATCACAGCAGCCTCAGCAGCAGCCTGAGCCGCAATAGCTTGGTCGGCGGCAGCTACAGCAGCGCCGACGAGCTGCGTAGGAGCGAATACATAAATGTTATTAGTTCCAGACGGAGGCGCTACAGCAAATTCAAGAGCAGTGCCATTTATGGTGTATGTTGACGGGTCTTGAATCTGAAAACCAGTCGTGTCAATGTTTTCGATGGTTACAGTGTCAAGTGTGCCAGTGAATGCGTTGCCAGTGAATGCAATTGCTTGCGTGCTTCCGGCAATGATAATTTCCGTGTAAGTCCCGCTTGCTGTACGCTCAGTTCCATTAGCTCCACCAATTGACGGAATCAAACCTCCAGCCGAGCGCGTGATGGTGTATGTCACACGGTACGCTCTACCGCTTGTAACTGTCTTTGGCGATGTCTGGCTAATTGCCGTGCTGATAGCACCAGTAGCCGTTGCCACACCTGCGCCAATGCTCCATCCGGTTCCCTTAGTCCAGATTGTATCAGAAGCAAAATCGCCATTGTCAACATAGGATTGAACGGGCGTATTAACATAAACCTGAATGGCTGCGCTTTCAGTTCCAAGCGTTTCTGACGTTGTAAAGCTTGTCTTTGAACCTGTTCCGCTGAAGCTTTCGAAGTAAGCATTGTTGGATGATTCAAGCGTTGCGAAGCTTGTGACGTTATCAACAGAGCGGATAAGCACGTCATTTGCATCATACGTATCAAAACGATAAGAACCCTGAATGAATACAACAGCACGCCCAGCATCATCAAGAATAATTGGATTGGTGTTCTGGTGCGTAGCCGTTTCGTCGGTGTATGTTGCCTTCTTTGTGGTTGTTCCAGCTGAATAGCTGTAAATCTTCCCACCAGCAAGCGGGTCGCCGTTCTCATCAAAGAATTGCAGGAAAGGTGGGGTTAAGAGAACGGCCATTGTTCATTCCTTTTCGTGGGGAATATTATCACTTATTAACGTTCCTCACAATACCAATAGGTGTATATTCATCATTCTCTGATTTTCTGCGAATAACACCTTGTGGGGTATATGCACCTGAAAGCTTTATATAATCCAATGCAGCAGGAGTATAACTGTATTGAGGGCTTGGTGCTGAAATCTGTCTGGAAGAAACACCAGTTAAAGCCCCTGTTGTTGGAGCTGCAATTGTTGCTTGAACTGGCATGCTTCTTAATTGAGACTGTATTTTTACAGCCTCATTTAGCGCCTCAAAGCCACGAGGAGTAGTAAAAAGATTAAGTAAGTCTCTGTTGTACTGTTCTTTATTCGAGCCACGAACAGCTTCTGCTATTGCATTCAATCCCTGACGTGCAAGTCCTATCTTGTTTCCAGTAGCTGCATCAAGAGCTACATTCCCGGCGCTTTCAGCCATACTTCTTTCAATCGCCTGATTTGCCTGTGTCTGAGATCCACGCAAGAATCTCTCACCTGCTCTTGCACGTTCTACAATACGTAATAAGTCGTTTACATCTTGACCAGATTCTCCTGCGTATATTTTCAGCATCTGAACTGTATCTGAATCAAGACGAGGTGGAAGGCTACCTGATTTTAGTCCACCAATAATATCTTGAAGCTTTGCTGCGGCTGCTGCGTTACTACCCTGCGGCCCTAAAGCTTGCGCTGTACGTCGCGCTGTTCCAGGTGTGCCAGAATAAAGCTGCTGGACTACGCGCTGCGGGTCAAGCTGGTCAATGTTAGCCAGCTCACCCATAATCTGCCGATTACCTAATACTTCCGGCTGGCTGTTGTAAACAGCCCTTGCCCTTGCATAAGCTCCGCCATCTGGTCGAGTACTATTAGGCCCAGTTATTCCAGTAACGTCTAGTTTGTCAAGTTCGCTAACCAAACGGCTACGCAGCGACTGCAGACTCCTTGCTGTCGCGCTAGTAGTTCCGGGGGTTGACCGGCTGATTTCGTTACTAATCATGTCATCTAGGCCGCGCTTGATTAAATCATAAGTTTCAAGTTTAAGTCCAGATGCTACGCCACCTTTGCTACGGATTCCAATCTCACGAGCAATTTCCCCAAGCTCTTTATCGGGAATCCCAAGGCGGGTTCCTTCGTTCTGCATAATAGTGCGAGCCTGCGCCAATGCTTGCCGACCTGCCGGTGTTTCAAGTATTCTATCAAGCTCAGGAGATGCAATTGATTTGTTTGCCTGCATTGCTTCACGGTATAGCGGCCCAGCTTGCTCTTGAAGCCTTGCGGTAATATCTTTTGCTGCACCCTGACCGCGCTGTATTAATTGCTGTGCTAAATCGTCATAACTACCCGGAGCAAGTTGATTTGATAAATTCTGCAATGCCGTGTTAATCTGTCCGGGCTGCCCTGCTAATGGTTCCCCCATGCGACGCTGCAATAAAGACTGCGCGGCGCCAGCAGTTTCTGGTGTCTTTGTCAGAACAGCTTGTCTAGCTAATAAAGGGTCAACGTCAGTCTGCGCTAATAACTCGGGGAGTGTAAGTTCTATGCCAGTTCTTCTCGATATTGCATTATAAACGGCAGCCCTTTTCTGCATTTCACTCAAATCAGGGCGCATAAGAAGATCACGAACAAAATCATCTTCTGCTTTGTTGAAGCTAGCTTGTTCTGCAGCTTGTCTTGCTACTTGAGATTGACTAGGATTACCACGAGTGACGGCACCAGTAATGCTACCAGTAACGGCACCAACTCCAGCGCCAATTCCTGCACCTTGCAATCGTTCTTCTGCCGTGTCACCAGCCGCACCAGTACCGCTAACTGCTCCATATCCAAGGCCAATAGAAGCCCCTTTTGCTGCCCTTGCTGCCCTACTGCCAGTAGCAGCCCAAGTTTGAATTGCCTGATTAGCCTTAGCAAGTGATGTTGCAGCCTTAGTTATTGCAGTTGGAGCTTTTGCGGCACCAATTGTAGCACGCATACCAGCTTGTCCAAGTGCAAATGGAAGAAAACCTACAATATTAGCCATTAGAGATGTTCCTGGATTTTCAACCCAATCACGCTCTAGCTCTGAAATTGATTTTTTCCTAGCTTCTGAAATTAGTTCTGAAAATCTTGGGGCTTCGTCAATTCTTCCAGCAGCTTCAAGTCCTTTTAATACAGCATAGGCTCCTGCACTTCCAATTACATCTTGGATTTCATCTGCAAAGCCCATGCTTGCGCCTTGCTTTGCCTGACGACCAATTCTAACTAAAATATTTTCATCAATATCAGTCATTAGGTACCCACCTTCCATTAGTAAACGTGGCATGAACTCTACCAGTCTGGGGGTCTACGTCTTGGTCGCCTTCTTGATACTGCTGAATATTTTGCGTCTGTGATGCCATTGTCCTAGATGTATTAAGCATGGCGCCAGATCGTCTTGCCCGTTCCGTGCCAGTATTAACAATCTGCCTCAAATCTGATAAAGCCTTGGCAAAATCTTCTTCGCTCTGATATTGCTGCAAGCGAGTAATTGCATCCGTTGCTTTCTGACCCTCAATCTCAGTTATCTGACCACCGCCTTTTAATTGTTCAAAAGCTTGTAAAAATGACTGACCCTTTAACTGGTCAATATATGGCTGCGTCCGGCGCTGGTTTTGTGTAATCGGGTATGATGCTGCCATTCTGCCCTGAATACCAGCTAAACCGCCAACAGATGACTGAGCTTCTGGCCTTAAATTTCCTTGTTCGTCAATCAATGCTCCGATCACGTTTAGAGCATTTTGTCCCTGAGACTCAGCTTTATCAATAGAGGCCATTCTGTCAGCAGTTTCCGCCAACTTCATCTCAGGCTGAACAATTACATTTAACCCGCCTCGTCCACTTATAATATCCTCAGCCTGTCGACGTATTTCATCAGGCGTAGATAGAGGCAATCTTTCATTAGTAGCGCCCATATCACCAGCAGGAACAGGCGCACGTGCTGATGGGGTTCTGGGCGTGCTTAACGGCTCAGGAGGTGCTTCTTGATTTCCTCTTGGTGAACCAACAATATTAGACGGTGAATAAGTAGCATAACCTCCATCTTGTAGAGGTATCCCCTTCATTGTAAGCGCCTGAACAATCTGGTCATCAGAATAGCCCATACGCTTCATCTGGTTTCCTAATTGTGCTTGGAAGCTGTTTCCCCCAAACATTTGGTCAGGCTGAGCTTTCTCGGCTTCAAATTTCTGTCGCTCAAGGTCAAACATCTGTTGTTGACGATCCGCTGCTTTTTGCTGCATCTGCAAAGCTTGATCTTGCATAAACCGCTGCCGAGCTTCTTCAATGGCTGCTTTGTCATAATCTGCAAGGCTGCGCACCTTGTCAAACGCGCTCAAGTCAACTGATCTTGCCATAATCTAACTCCTTAGCCGTAAATCGGATTTTTCATATTATCAAATCCGATAATACCACGACCGCTTAGAAGGCTTACCAGTGTGCTTGATACAGCGTTGTTGCGTCCGGCAATGCCCTGCGCTCCAACCGCTCCGATATTACTCATGATATCGCCAGCTTCACTAGCAGCAGTATAGCCGCGATTTGCCACGCTGTTAAGCTGAGAATTTTGTGACAACCAGCGATTATAAGCATCATTGTATTCCTGATTTGCCAAATTCTGGCCGTATTCCTGCGCAGCTTTCAATGCAGCCCCAGATTGACCCATGCCACGAGCTGCAAGGCTCTGACCAAGGGCTTTCTGCCCCTGCCCAAGCCGGAATTGATAGCCAGCATCTTCAGACAAATCGCCAGGATTAAACCCAGCTGCAAGAGCCTGTGCAAGTTGCTGATTAGCCGACGCTCCAGTTTGAGTGTATGGCGTAATTTGCTGCAATGCTGCTAGCTGAGATTTCTTCAGCTTCTCGGCAATATCATTCTGGGTCTTATATTCCATAAAGCCACTGAGGGCGCTCGTTAACGGGTTATTCATTGTTATACCTCCAGTAGTTTGAGCCGCAGACGTTGGTAATCCAACAGCGCTTGCGACCTGATTGCCAATATTGCCGATTTTGTCGTTTACGTTAGCGCCGAAGTTTACAGCTTTTTGCAGAATGTCAGGGCTGTAGCTTCCAATGCTAGTCCCAATTCCGCTGCCTATGCTTGGCGTGATAGCCTGACCTGCAAGCGGCCCGGATTGAGCAACAGCACTTGACACGCCCGGAGTCACCATCTGGCCTTGAAGCGGTCCAGACGTTGCCAGAACCTTACCAGCCGTTGCGCCCTGTATACCACCGCCAATTCCGCCAGTTACGCCACCTGTAAGCGTATCCTTAAGAACTTTTCCGCCTGTCAATGCGCTAGTCAGTCCAGACGTACCAGCTCCTACAATAGCTCCACCTAAAGCAGAGCCAAGCGCACCAGTTCCAGCACCAAGACCGGCTCCGATTGCAGTCCCTAAGCCGGGCATAAGCAATGATAACGCAATTGGAGCAGCTACCTTCAGAATACCGCCCAGAGCGCCGCTCAGTCCGCTTTTATTCCTCTTGGCAATCAGTGGAGCAAGAGCATTGTCAAGTTGGCCTATATCGCTAATCTGACTGCCACCTTTATAGCCAATAATGCGGTTAATATCGCCTAATGTGTCTGCAATACCCTTCTGCCCTTCATCTACATCTGTGCCAGACCAAAGGCCCCATTTCTTGCCTAGATAACCTGTTGCGCTAGGAGAGAGCTGTCCAGCATACGAAGTTGGTGTTGCTACATCTGCCATTATTGCACCTCAACTAATCCGATTATGGTTAAACCTACAGAAACAGACGTCCAGCTTGGGACAAAAATCTTGCGCGTTGCAGCGTCAACCATTCCTGCATTGCTGCCCGTATAGCCAGAAACAGCAAAACAGATTCCGTTCTGTGAAAACGGTAATGGGAAATTGTTGATAGCTGTGCTTCCAGCTGTAGACGTCGAGTTACCGCCATTCGGATTTACATTTATGCGGAAAAACGCCAGATTTGATGTCAGGAGAATATATCTTCCTTCATAAACCGGTGTTCCAGTAACGGCCAGATTTTCGAATATTGGCGTCCAGCTTGTGCCTATATCGCCAGAAAACAGGAAATTAAAAAATAGCGCCCAAGGCATAGTTGCTCTATTGCCTTCATCAGTTACCGGATGCTGAATGGGTGGTTGCGTGCGATTACTCAAGATAACTCCCCGTGAGTGCTATCTTGACAGGGTCGCTTATGCGAATGCGGAAAGTCATTTGGTAAGCTATCCCAAGACGTCTGAAGATTGCGCGTTTACGGAACTCACCAGCTTTGCCGATTTCGACATTAAACCAGTCAGACCAAGTACGAGCGCCGTCTTTCGATAGCTTCAAGGAAATCAGCGGATTGTAGCCTTGTGCATTTTCATCCTGAACGCCAACGCCAGCCTCAACACCGATTTCAAGCTTACTATAGCGTACATATTTATTCTCGTCACTAAGATGTGTGTAAATTCTCTCGCGCACAATAGCGCTTCCATCATCATCAAAGTAATCCATATCTAGCACATAAATATTACCATTTCGCCGATCACAGCAGATATGCTTGTTGAATGCGTACATCAGATCAGCGGCAAGATGTTGCTCGAACCCGCCAGAATCATTAGTAAATGCACGCTCATGCCATAGCTTAGTCGTTAGGTCATAAACAAGAGAAGTCTCAAGACCTCCACCGGTTATGACATAAAACGTATGCCCTTCGCTCTGATACATATATGCACGCATCAGAGACGGGTATGGGACATGGTTTAGAATAAGCTCAATCGGCTCGGTTGAAATGCGCTGCGGGCTATATCCACGCATCAGCATAACGTTTCCGTTGCCGTATTTATCTTCACTAACCCACAGCACCATTCCGTCATTAACGCATACCGTATGCGCTGCCATGCATCCATTTGTGCCAATCGCTCCATTAATGCGGCTGAATGGAAAAGCCTCTGCGCCAGTGTTTGACCATACCTCGAAGCTGCGCTTGCCGAACAAATAAAGCTGGCCGGTTACGTTAGCAATCGCTACAAGGTTATCTGGATTGCTTTCTGCCGTTGCAAAATCAAGTGCATCCCAGCTTAATCCATCAAGAATACCGGAGATATAAAACCGCCCTGAATTGTTCTCAGTGGCAATGAAATATCCGTCAATGCTATCAACATATCCAACGCTTGCCGGTAAGCCAGTGCCAGTGACTTTCTGGTATAAGTTATTATCGTATGTCAGGATAAAAATGCTTGTACCGTCGCAAATCGCAAGCTGTAGATCATTCTCAGCAACGCTTACATTTCCGGCAGATTGGTCAATAGTTCCCCGTAGCGTATGCGTTCCATCCTCAAAAACCTCAAACACTCCAGAACCGCTAACGATAAACGCGCGGCCAGTGCTTGAGCTAAAACACTTCCGGCCCGGCCCATTTCCCAGATTATCAAACAATGTCAGGCCCGGAGTTCCATATAGCGCTGCAGTCTCTTTTCCCATTTCATCGAGAACAGGAAACAGGTTTATTGTTCTCTGCGCATCCAATGGCAAAGACCGCATTTGATACGAAGGCCCTACAAGTCCAATTTTAGCCATCAATAGCCCTGACCTGTGTAAATGTTAAACTGCTCTGATCCAATCGGTTGAGCGTCCATTGTTCTGTTCTTCGCCACAGCCATTTTCAACGTGGCGTGGGCTTGATTGGCAATAAGCTTCAAGTCGTCGCTAACAGGCTGCCCATATTCTGGCTGCAGCAGCGTCGCAAGCTCGTGCGTCAAGAAGTGAACCCAGCCCGGCGGCAGATCAACCTCTGTATCAAGCTCAAACTCTGCGAGCGGGTCTTCTGTGCGCAAATGGATATTCCAGTTTGATGTTGGCACAGGGTAAAGCGTAATCGTTCCAAGCGGATAACCGTTGTCATAAACATAGCGCTGGCTCGGTAATGCCATAAGGCTTTTCAGCGCTGTGTTCTCATCGTAAGACGTGTCGCGATACGGATAAAGCGGATAGTCGATATTGCCAATTCTGACATATGCAGACGCGATCTTCATCGGCCTAACTGTATTAAAATCTCCGCCAATGCCAATTGTGTAGCTTGCCTTACCACCAACAAGCGGAAAAATCTTCTCCTGACGTGTGTAAATCATCAGGTTTTCATTGGAATTTATAGATAAAATCTGGTTAAGGCTTTCAAGCCCGTCTTGGGCTTCATCAGACGACGGCACTTCAGTTTTTGTCAGGATTCCTGCTTTCTGCATTGCCCTGCGGATTATTGTTCGCGCCGTCGTCATGATGAACCTCTTTTTTATTACTCTGCTTCTGCTTCAGCTTCAGCAATAAGATCACGAATCCGTGCCTCAGACATACGGCCATCAACATCGAGGCCAAGCTCCCGAGCTTTCGCAACAAGATCAGCCTTTGTTACCTCTGGCTCTTCCTTCACCTCAGGCTCAATAACTACAGGCTCAGGCTTATCAGCACGCTCCCAGCCAATCCCCTCAAGCTGACTATGGAAACGCTCAAACGTGAATTTGACTTCGTTTCCTCGAACGAACTTTACAATCTCATCAGTCATTTTTCACACCTATACAGTTGGAATTAGCGGGGGCTTTTATACCCCCGCCTTTTTCATTACTTCCAAAGACGAGTTGCCCATTCAGGACGAACAGCCGTGAAGCCGTACAACACGTCAACGCGCATAATCATCTTGTCTGTCAACGGGACGTAGTCCTGAATAACGCGAATGCTGATGCCGTCCTGACGCTCCTGCGAGGCCATATGGACACCGTCAGGCAGAACCAGCGGAGCAGAGACCAAGCGGAAAGCAGACTTCTGATAGGCCAAGCTGTTGCTGTAGCCAGTCGATGCAGAACCGAAGAACGTCACAGTGCCGCCCGAGCTATTCGGGAAAGCGCTGATATTCTGACGCCCGCCAGTGGTATACATCGCCGGATAGACAGACAGATCAGCGTAACCAGAACCGTCCGCAGTCGCATCAGCAGTCACAACAAACTGTTGCAGGTAGTCATATGCAACCTTTGTAACCGGATGAACCGCATAAACGCCAGCAACAGTAAAGGTAGAACCCTTGGTCACTGTGCCGGTTGTGGTGGTCAGGCCCTGAACGCTGATAGTTGTTGCACCCTGTGAGCTTACAGTCGTGCGAACACTAACGCCGGTAACGTCATTGCCATTCGTATGAGTCGGCAGGAGGTTGTTCTTGAGGAACGTGAACCCATCCGCCATACCCATAGCGCCAGACTTGTACTGCTCAGAAATCTCAGCAGACGACTGGAAAAGGCCTTTGCGTGCATTCACAGCCTTACGTGCAGCAGAGCTATCCAGCAGTGCAAAACGCTTGTCATCCAGCGGAGCCAGATTCTTATCAAGCAGTTCGCCAGCCGACAGCATCATGTCGGTGTCGAACAGGCTTGAACCGGGTGTTCCGACCGAGTTACCAACAGCGTTCTTTGCGTCGCTCAAGCACTCCGCTTCAATGCCGTTCGCGAGAGTGGTGATTGCCGGATCAAGAATACGATTCATCCAGTCCTTCAGCGCGAGATCGGTTGCAATCTCAGCCGATGTCATGGCAATCGGGACGTTACGCTGACGAGACAGCGGCAGAGTGACCTTCTCCTCAACGATGTCCTGAACTGCCGATGTAATATCAGCAGTGTTGTTCATCGTGAAACGGGCAGGCTTGTTGATCGTGATCGTATCGCCAGCCATATAGCCGTTTGCACCCTTGAATGTGGCGTCCGGCTCTACGTCAATAGTGTTCAAGAACTGGCATTTGTCCTTGAACATTTTCGCAGCACCCTTGGCGATAATCGTCTGGGCCTGCTTTACGGTTAATACTGAATTACCCATGTTTTATTTTCCTTTTGGTTAGCTCTTCAGCCACTTCATGATGTCATCACCAGAGAGTGCGTGGAGCGGTTTTGCGTTAACCCCTGTCCCCTTCGCAGCGCGAATAGGCTCAGGAGCGGTTACGGTTGGTTTTGCAGCACGACTAGATAGCATCTTCTGTTCGCCTCGTGCTTGAGCATTCATCAGATGCACCGTGGCAATCGCAGTTGGAGCGCTTAAAACGTCCTCAAGGATGCCTTCTTTCGCCAGCGTATAAATGGCAAGCGGGGCGTTATCCATTTCATAGATCACGTCCGTTAATTCGCTGCCTAAGCTTTCAAGAACCGGCGCATATTGAGAAATGACTGGGGCCAGATCAGGAACCTGCTTTGCAGTTTCCACAGCCACCATATTCAGCTCTTGATTGCGCTTTTCCTGAATTAATGCGCGCTGGCTTTCCAGTGCTTCGAGTTTGCCCTTGTTCTGAACTTCTTCCATCGCCGCACGAATCTGGTGCTTTACATTCGCCTCGTTAAAGTCGGTGTAAGTCTCAAACTTGTTCGGGTCAGGTGCAGTGGATGCATCAGGCTTAAATGCCTTCAGCTCCGATAGTTTGGCCTCAAGTTCTCGGACTTGTGCCCTGAGCTGGCGTTTCTCACGCTTAGCTCGATTGAGTGCGTTGACTGCTTTCTTCGGAAACGGTGTATCCTCAGTATTGCCTTCTTCGCCCTCTTCGCCGGACTGAACCTCTTCAGTTCCGGCTTCAGTCTGAACAACATCAGATTCAAGCGCAGGAGCCTCAAGAGCAACCTGACCGCCAGAAACATCAGCCGCAACAGAAACATCAGTCATTTTCAACCTCAACAGTTAATTGGCCTTGCTGGCCTGTTACTGGCTGAGCAACAACACCCGCCATCCTGTTTGCCTGATTGGCAATTAGCTCGGCTTCTTTCAGCTCAAGCTCCTTCGCCTTCAGTGCAATTTCCTGTTCCTTGATTTTCAGCTCGCCGGACAAACGCGCTTCCTCGAGCTGCAATCGCGCAATCTCAAGCTGATTGTCTGCTTGCTCGCCATGCGCTTTCAGATTGATTTCCTGCTGCTTCATCTGCAATTCAGCTTGCTTGCTTTGCATTTCAGCCTGTAGCTGCTGTATAGCTTGCTGGAGCTGCTGATTCTCAGCCTGAACCTGCGCCATCTCAGGATTATCGCCCTCAGTCGCCGCCTTAATCTCAGGCCGCAGAATAGCCTTAAGCCGCTCACTGACAGCCTGAGCGCCGGGGAAGTCCTGATACTTGAACATCAGATCACCAACAACAGCCATCATCTCAGGCTGCGATGTCACGATGTCCTTGAATAGCAAAGCAGCTTCCTGGCGCATTGTCGGAGTGCTGCCGCCAGTCGTGACGCGAATAGAATATTGACCACGCGAAAGGTCATATGTCTGCTCTTGGCCCTGAGCCAGTGCGCCATTAATGCCAACAAGCTCAGTCTCGCCTTCTTCGCCGATAACGCGCACAAGCTTAGGCTCGCTGTCGATGATCGGAATCATGCTGACCAGCACACGGCCACACTGCGCGATAGAGCGCACTAGATTATCTCCGAAATGATAGACAGCTGCCTCGCCCTGAATTTTACGGGCATTAATCGCAACGCCAGACTGCTCATTGCTGCGGTCGCCCATGTAAGCGTTGTAAAGACCAAGCGTCGTCTTGATGTCCTGCTGCGCCTGAATACTGGCCTGTGAGATACCGACTGGAACCTGAGGCGGTGGTGTAAGTTGCGGCGCTGGGAAAAAACTACCATTAGGCGCGGTTACTGGATTATAACGAAGAACAGCCGCTTTTTCTGGGTTAAGCCAATCTTCAGCGAAATCCTCTGTAGTGCCAACCGGCGCAATTGCCGTTGCCTTAGGAGCGCGAATAAGCAACTCCGCTTCCATCGTTTTCCAGTAATTAAACATCCGTTGCGCGTCTTTGCTGCGGCGGATCAGGCTATTGATTTTTCGCTGTCCTGCTTCCCAAGCTTCTTCGCCATATACGGGAATAATAGGTATGTACTTTCCGGGGAATGTCGTCGATTCCAGAATTTTATCGCCGCTCATCTTATAGCGATGCACGATCCGTTTTTCCAACTTGCGCGTGCGCATATAAGGCTTGTTTTCCTGCATTTCCTCGATGTCGCCATTCTCGGTCATGCCAACAGTCTTGTATTCGCGCTCTATTTCGAAGTATTCGACAACATTAATTACTGATTCGTTCTTATTTCCATTTGAGCTACGGCCTAAATCCAAGTCGAACGAGACTGGTTGTTCATCCGGATACTGGCGCTCGAAATCTGATTCTGTCATTTCGTCGATGACAATCGCCCATTCTGCATCCGATCCATCTGGCTCGATGCTGTTCGGGTCGATGAGAATAGAAAACGGATTAACCACGCGATTGATAACGATTTCCTGCTCAAAACTCGCGTCGTCTTTATAGCGGTGATCGATACGGATAAAGCCAATCGAGCATTTAATCGCTGAGTTTACAGCCGTATCGTAAGCGTCATCCGCCTTGCTCTGATGCTCGATGTCTTTAATCCGGCCCTTGAATATCTGCGCAATAGTCTCGTCCGCATCTTGATCGTTCGGAATGACGTTGATACTCGGCGTGTTCATGCGAATATTATTCGACACCTGATTGACAAACTGCATCAGCTGGTCAACGGTCAATACTGGTTTTTTACGATTGGTTCGAGTTTCGTAATCCTGTGTATCCCACTGAGCGGAAGGGTCATCGCTCAGAAAACGCAAATCCTCACGCGCTTTATTGTAAATTTCGCGCCACATATCATTAGCGTGCGATGCGTTTTTTCTCGCGCGCTCTAAAACGACCGACTTGTCGTCATCTTCTGGGAAATCTATATCGGCCACGTCATCCACACGGAAGCATGATTCACATGGCCGCAAACGCGCCGATATATGCCGCATGAAGCTGGCCGAATTAATATATCAATTATTGTTAACGCTGTCAAACGCTCATCCACGAGCCGCGTTGCGCACGTTTATACGGGTCGATCTCTTTTTTAATTTCCCCCGCCTCAGCTATAGATAGACTTGACCTTACGGCATACCTCATCGCGTCCATGATATGATCGTTTTCTTTCACAATGCGCCCCTTGTCATCCCGCCGATAAAGCCGCAGCTCCTCAAGCAACGCCTGACACGTCCTGAATATCTTGAGCCTACCTGTGGTCATGCGGGTATAAACGTCAAAAATACCAGCCTCGACAGCATTGTCGGCCAGCGTCAGATCGAGGCCAAGAGTGCGGTACTGGTCGATCAATTTGCGACCGTCATCCTGCCCTCGTCCCTGCGATGCCGGATCGATCACGCCCTTTGCCACCTTGCGTGACCTGATCGCGTCGGCATGGCTCGAAGGCTCGCACTGACCGCGCTTGTAGTCGCTGGTGATATATACAATATCCGCTTCGGCATCGTGCGCGATCCAGCACGCAGCCGTGTTGTTCCAACCGACGTCCATGCCGTATGCGCGCCTGAAATGGGGAGGTATCTCAAACGGGTCGATGAGCAGGTCCGTCTCTGGCACAGCGTATACAGCGCCACTACCGAGCTGCGGAATACCCTTTGATCGGGCGTCGCGCTGATAAGGCGGGAGCGCGGCCATAAGAGCTTCTTTGTCGGCCGCCGAAAGGTGCGGCGCGTCGTCCCAGCCAGCGCGAACAACTCGACTAATGCCATGCTCGTCCTTTTTCATGAAACTAATAACAGTTTCTGACATGCCCTTGAGCGGCGTGAAAGCCAGCAAGACAAGACCTTGAGTCGTCATCGTGCGGATCAGGCACTCGTTGTGGACGGAAAGCGGCGGCTCCTCGTCCTCGATTACAACATCGCGCGCCGTAGCCTGAAATGCCTCGCGTCCTTGATCGTAGCTCTGGAATTGCAGGATGCTCAGGCCGCCGTTTACGTGTTTGACCTGCACCGTGTCGACAGCGTCAGGAACGCCGCTCTTGGCCGTTGTGCTGTCGATGCAGTCGCGCGGAATCAGGCCGCTGCCACGGTCGGAAGCAGGGCCAAGCAGCTTTTCTTGAATGGAATCGCGCACAAGCCGCGCGGTTTCGCCAGCCACAAGAATATTAACCGGCTTCTTAAAGCGCTTTCCCTGCCACCAGTCAGGGTACAATCCGGTCAGCCACACAGCTGCGCAAAACGCAACGGTTTCAGATTTACCGACGCGATTGCCCGCCATAAAGCAGATTTCTCTATATTTTTCAGTAGCCTGTATAAATTCTAGATGCTTTTTATACCCGTCGCGCACGTCGTCAGACAGAAAATAATCCATCCTGTTGTATTTACGACGCTCCAGCTCGGCGCGCACGTCAGCGGTTGTTATATTAATTTTTTCCGGCATCGTCCGACGCTGCCAATATTGACTCGAGCCGCTCGGTCGGGATTTCGCGCAGAACCTGCGCAGTCACGTTTGACACAGCGACAGGCCCGCCGTTGGGGCCGGTGATCTCTGAGGTGAGTTTGTCGCCGAAGACTTTAGGCAGCACGCGAGCAGCCTCCCATTTTATGTTGTCGCATAGTAATCTAGCTCGCTGCACATCAGGCTCCGTTCTGGCAATTTGGTGCATCTCATCAACGCGAGTTCTCTGGTAATCTTCCCTCGCGCGCGCGTGCATGTCTTTAAGCTCTGGGCTGGCATTTATCCGCGTATAGATATTTTTGATCGAGAACCCGTCTATAGCCGCAGATTCCTTTAGGTTAAGGCCCTCAGCTAGGCGCTCGATAACGGCTGCGATCTTATCATCAGAAATGTGAGGCTTCTTAGACATGTCCCATTAATGCCACAGCCTGAGAGTTGGCGCAAGTACCCTGTGCGGCTGGCGATTGAGTGGGTGTGAGTTAACCATTAACCAATGGCAAGGCCGTTCCGGTTTTTGATTGGCTGTCCTTTTATTCCAAACTTTCTCCAATCAAATAAAGCGCCACCAAATTTGCGCACGTCAGACAGCGCAGTTTTATTCGCCTTTGCTGGCAGATAAAACATCCGGCTTGCGTCTTTGCAGGCTGGATCAAGCTTGCCTTCAAAATACTCATTCATTCGCCGCCATAGGTTTTCATGCTCGCTCTCAGGAATCGGCTCTACAGGCACAATAGCGATGCGGCAACGATGCGCATCCTGTTGATGGCTGTAGGTGGTATGAAGTACGGACATCGCGTCAAGCTGACGCAGCTTCTCGGCAACCCAATCAATTGTGATGTCGTGGTCTAGGTCGCCCACGAAAAGCGATAGCTCTATGACGTTTTCTTTGGCGCGGCGCTTCTGCTTGAATTTTGCAGATGAAAATAGCTTTCCGTCTTTCTTTCCGATTCTAAAGGTTGAAAGTTCCGTGATGAGTTGCGGTAACGTCCACCGAGTTTCTTTCGGCGTTGCGTCATTCTTACCGTCAAAAAGTGCAACCGTAAAAGACGGCTCTATTTCGTTCGCTTGAGATTTGGTAAGACTTTTTGAAAGGATGTTATGCCCCTTCGCGGGAGGCATAGCATTCACGTCCGCTTTGCTGTAGCCAAGATCATAAAGTTGCTGGCGTTGATCTTTTGTGATGATAAGCGAGACTTTGGCCGCTGAATTTTTTGCTTCAGAGACGTGAGAAGTCGTGGTATTCTTCATCTGTTTTTAATTCCTTTAATCGCTCGCCGTTCAGTCTGGAAAATTGACGG